TTAGCGCTCTTCCGGCGCCCCCTCCCTTGCCTGCATCAGGCCGGCAACGAAGCTCTCGATCTCGTGCTCAATGAACCCTACGGTTGAGCCGAGACGAATGGGTTTGGGGAATGCCGGCAAGTAGCTCGGTGAGCGCTTGTTGAGGTAGGCGTAGAGAGTCGACCTTGCGATGCCCAGCCGCGCTTGGACCTCGGCGCGGCGGAGCATCCGGATGTGTGAAGGAGAGTCCTTGTCCATTGCCTTCTTGCTCTGTGGAAGTGGGGCGAGCGTACGTAGCCGTTGGCAGCGCATACCAGCCCCTCCGAACAGCCACCCAATTTCACGCCGATAAGTTGTTGAAATTAAAGGAATGCAGGCAAAGGGGGATATAACTGTTTTTTTTGGGGGGATCCAACTTTCCAAGTCGCGGGGCCCAGGATGGCGCCCCGCAGGTCACTCAGTCGGCGCTGTTCCGTGCCAACAAAGCAGTCAGAAAGACAACCGCGAAGGCGGCCAGGTACTCGAGAGGGGAATGGGGTCGTTCGATGAACACGATAAGCTCCTAGTCAGTAGAGAGCCGGCATTGCGCCGGCATAGAGGAGAGGCTGCGGCCTCTCCCTATCGTGTTATGGGTTTGAAATCCCGTTGATTAATCTGCGGGGTTCCGGCGTAGCTCGTGCTGTGGCAGGGTGTTCGGGGACACGTGTAGACGGAGATCTAGATGGACACCTCTGAACCCGAAATTTCCCTGCAGGACGAGATCAAAGCTCTCCGCCAGCAGTTGGCGGTCCTTCGTTTCGATATTTCGGGCAAGGAGTGGCTCACCGTTGACGACGCGGCCCACTATTGCGGCGTGTCGTCCGGCCAGTTCCGGAAGAACGCTCCCGATCTCGGCCTTGTCCCTAGGAACTTCATGGGCAAGCAGCTTTATGAGAAGAGTGAACTCTATCGGGCTATTCACAACGCCAGCGACTGGACCACGCGTGGGCGTGTTGGCTCCAACACTCCATCTATTCCCCCAAGGTCTGCGCAGGTGGAAGAGGCTCTTGCCCGCCTGAGGCGCTATGACCAACGAAGGGGAAAGAGCTGATGGATCTAGCTGACAAGCTGATGACGCTCGCTCAGGCAGCTGAGCTTTGTGCGTGCCACCCACGAACCCTCCGCAGGGCTATCAATGATGGCCAGCTCACCGCGATGCGTCTGGGGCAGGGCGCAAAATCGGATCGAATTCATTCCGCCGATCTACAGGAATGGTGGCAGCGGTCGCGGTACGTGCCCCCACCCATGCCGGTCCTCCCGAAAGTCTCTTTCACCAAGCCACTCGCATCATCTGCTGAGGAGCGGATTGCAGAACTACTGGCAACGAAGCGAACCAAGTCCGCTATAAGGACCGCGACTGTGCATCGAAAGAAGTAGTTCGTCAGACGGAGATGTCCGGGAGCCGGACTAGTCCGTCTGCAGATCTTCCGCGCCTATGGCCCGCTCGTCCGACGCCGGAGATTGTTCCCGGCCCCTCCAATCAGGTGGAAAAGCCTCGCGGCACCACCTGCAAGCCTGCTTGCCACCTCCTCGGCTGCGTCCCATCCGCCCTAAGCCAAGCCTTCATCGGGTCTTTCATCCTGGGCTTGGTCACCGCTGGCGGCCGACGTGGCTCTAAGGCCTTCTTGACCCGCTCCAGCTCCTTCAATCCGGCCTGGGCCAAGCGGCGAGCCTGCTGCAACTGCTCGGGTGTCGGCGGCAGGCCGGGCGGTGGAGGTAGAGGTTCCCTCGGGCTGTCGTCCACCATCCTAGCCACAGCGGCTCGCAGGCGCATCTCAGGGTAGAGCCTGGCCGCGCACCACCGCTCGGCGTAGCGCTTGCCCTGGTCGACGCTCGCCGCCCATACATCCTTGGTCTGCCACATCTTCCGGGCATCGAGGTGCACACGCACCCCGCGCTCCTTCGCTGGCGAAACCTGGGCGATCTGCCGGCCGCTCCACCACAGCACCCAGGTATCCCTCAGCTGGACCCAGCCAGAGGGTGGCGGTGCTGAGCGGAAGCCTTGGTAGCCGTGAGAAGGAAGCATGGCCGAAGGATACGGAGACCCGTCGCAGATGCTGCGAACCACTCGTGCGAACCACTCGACTGTCTCGCAAGCTCCATGCCTAAGCCCCCCCCCTCTACATTGCGCACTCTGTCAAGAGAACCATTCTTAACAATTTATATGTAGGATCAATCCACCAGACGCCTTGTGATCTACACGCATGACGAATACACAAGTCTTCCGGATCCTGCGGATCAGGCCCACTCTCCAACTCAACGGAACGATGGAAGGGATCGCCTCGCTTCAGTCCAAATGCACGGCATGCGGGGACGAATCGAGAATGTCCAAAGGCTGCGGCCTTGAAGACACAGAGGGCGGCGTGAAGCTCACCTGCCTAGTGTGCAAGGCAAGCGACGTGCTGACGTTTGAGGATGCCCGAATCCACTGGCAAGAACAGATGCGGCGCGATCGTGCGCTGGCACTTGCGGGCATCGTGCCCGACGACCTAAAGCGTTCCTAGGTCTTGGACAACCGCTTGGCGTTCACCTAGCGAGGCAACCAGAAGCCTACCGCCTGCCACTTGGCGGCCGACAGCCTGATTGAGCCAAGCCGCCTGAAGACGAGCCGCCTGCAGTACGTCTACTAGCTCAAAACTGTCGGGGCGACCTTCCAATGGCTGCCCTGGAGACGCTAGGCCGCCGTCCAGAGGCTGGACCCTTGCCGAGATGGTGCTGTCGTGTTTGGCATAGGCAGTTGCCTTCATTCGCCCGTTCTTCGCCGACCAACCGCCGAGAACGAGCTCAGTGCCAAGTGCAGATTGAGGCAAGCTAGCATCGGCCGCCGCCTTTTCGTACGCGGGCCAAAGCTTGTCGATCACCAGGCCCAGCTCGGCCATTAGTTGCTCCGTCGTGAAATCCCCCCGGAAGCTAGCCTGTATGCACAACTCGTAGATACGGAGGAAGAACTGCGTAGAGCCGCGAGCTGCCAAGAGCAGATTGTGCTGCGGAATCAAGAGCAGCTTTGCCCCTGAAGACGGAGCCCCCGTGAATGCGTCCTCGGCCAAGGTATCGACCGCGACGAGAAGCTGGTCAGGTCGCAACAGAACGTTGAGGATGCTCATAGGCGGGTCCGTAGGCTTGTGCCGACTATCTCCGCTATTCAGTCACCTGTCTAGAGACGCCGATGTCAGAAGCAATCACCGAAATACTGCAGCGCCTTGAAGCCTGCGAGGCGTCTTTGGAGGCCCATCGAGGCTACCTAAAGGCGTTCGAGTACGGACTTCGCGCGGCAGTAATCACTCATCCCAGGCCAGAAGAGCTTTGCCGCGTCTGGACGCAGTTGCTTCCTGGGATTGCAGAGAAGCACTCAGGGGATGGGGGCGCCATCTACACAGCGGCCCTGCAGCAGGCGCTCGCACTGCTTACAGATCAGATCGGGGCGCCCAATCAAGAGACTTAGTACCTCAGCCGGAAGACCACACGGTTCCGGAACAGGTGCTGGAGACCCACCGAACCCAGCCAGAACAGCACCAGCCCCCCAATTAGGCCGATCCACCAAGTCAGGACTGCACCCGACCAGAGACCGAAGGCGATAGAGCAGACCAGAACCACCGTAGCCGCCCAACCAGGGATGCCGTACTCAATACGGGCCTTACACCCTCGGCAGACTATTGCGCCGCGTGGCACGCGCCCCATGCACATCGGGCAGGTCATCTGATCGTCCATGTTCTCCGCTCCATTGTTTAGACATCTGGAGCGATATCGGCCTATAGGACGGAAACTTGTATCCGCCGATCACAGACACCTTCTGCCGGCCTTGGCTAGCGATGGAGTGGCAGGGCTAAAGACAGTGCGAACGCATCCGAAATCTATGCGAACGCATTGCGAACGCATCGCCCAAGCATGACGAACGCAATGGAGAACGCGGGAGCCGCCGCTTGAGAGCCTTTGGACCGTGTCACCGTTACGTCACGCGTTACGTCACGGCAGGAAACTGCGGCAAGAAGGGTTCAAGAAGCGGTACGAAAGGGCTCTCCCAATGCAGGGTGTCGTGCCGGACCAACGAGACATCCTTCAGGGATGCGACCTAGCTGCAGAGCTCCTCGAGCGCCTCCTCGATGTCCGACACCCAATTTTCGATGTAGAAGCGCCCGGACTGCCCATCTGCGCGGGTCAGCTCTTCGGAGCCGTACGTCTTCAGCTTCCCGTAGACGACGTCGCCCTCATACAGGTAGACGCCAGAGTAGTGCTCTGCCGCGACGTACCAACCGTCAGTCGTCTCAATGATGGCGTTGCCCGAACCACAGACATCCTCTTTGACCACAACCCCCTTGTCAGCGAACGCAGGGAAAGAACAGCAGCAGAGGAAGAACACAAGCATAGATTTGCGCATACATCCCCCAAGAGGTTGCAACACCATCCTGCACTCTCTGTTACGCAGGTCCAAACTGCGCACAGCGATTTTGCCTATACAGGGTCCGAGGCGGGATGCAAACAACCCCGACTATGAGCCTTGTCGCGCAACCGGCCTCCTATCCGCCTGCTCTCATTCCTCGAGGCGCTGCCGAAATTAACTAATGCATGCGCTGCATTGTCGTCCAGCGGGTCGCTGTAGCAGTCGAGTCCCTCTTTATGACACTCACCAACCGAAACTCCCCAGACCCCCCCTGATTTCAAACCTCTCTGGAGGTAAGCTTCGAAAGCCAGCTTAGGGTCAATGATGGTCCGACGATCTACAGACAAGTTCCCTTCATCATTGCTATTGGGACTGAAGGCCGCCGAAGATGGGCGACCTTCCTGGACCCAGAGAGGCAGAACCTGTCTAAGCATGATTTCGTCGACGTGCGAAAGCTTCGATGCCTCATCCACTGGCATTATCGCGACTCCTCCATGTTCACTTGTGACCAAACCCGAAGCGCTGTCGCTGCCAAGTCTTCTGCATTGAAATAGATGAAGTCTTCGACCTCGCCTGGGCCATCAATATTCACAGCGAGAAATTCCGCAGCGTCAGAGCCAGGCTCCACGGTAGCTGATATCTCCCACCCTCCCCAAGACCACTCCGCCACAATCCCCCCCTCCGGAAGCGGATAGATATACGGCCTAGGAATTCCTGAACTCTCCATGGCCTCAAGTAGGGTTCTCATAGAAGCAACCGCACTTGATGCCGGCGCCGGATTACCGTCGCTATACCAACCGGCCGGGGTGTCTTCTATCTCGCGCAATCTGGCTGCAGTGGACGCAATGGGCTCTGAAGGGCCGAACGGAATTTCTTCATACTCCGTAATTTTCAGCAGACGATCTTGACGATCAAACAGGCCCAGCCCGGTAATTCGCGCAGTCTGCCCGACCTTCGAGTTCAGATAACTCCACTCATCACGGTTCGACACCACCAAGTCTATGGTTGCAGCGTCATCTGCAATGAGGTGGATCAAGCCCTCCGTGCAGCGCCCGCCATCAAATCTAAAATCCCCCTCTACGTGACCTTCATAGGAGTTACCCACCTCCAGAACGATAGCCTTTCGGGTTTCACCGCCATATCGAACCGGGGTCCGGCCACCTTCGGACAGCTCCAAAAACTCACTCTGCCTAAAATTACGCCCAAACCTATTAAACTTCGACGCCAGATTTCTCGGAAAGTCCTCAGGCAGTGGCAGACCACTGTTCGCACACGCGATTACTTCAAAAATCATCTCCCGCGCCGCGACGAACTCAGTGTGCGCGGGGAAAGGAAACGATGGCTGGTCCTCCAACGGCGCGTAAGCTTCATTGCTAAAGGTTCGACTCGCCAATGTGACGCTATTCCCAGGCGTTAAGGACTCGATCCCCAGCTGGAATGAATCTGTGAAGCCCCTGGGGACCTTTCTCCTATTAGGATGGGATCGCTTGAACAACACGCGCGCCAGATCGACGACTAGCTCACGATACGCGGCGAGGTCGGATAGCACATCGAACGGGACTAGGTGCGTGTCAAATCGCCCGCCTGCCAGCCGCATGCGAATGAACTCTTCCGACCCAGCTTGCGAGCCTATCGCGTCTTGTTCTGGGTAATCCGACATAGGTCTTAATCCGGTGGTTTCGCTGGTATATCAGATTTGTAGGAGGTGTGCAGCCATTGCCGCCCCCCTAGTGCATCACGTGGACTGCCTGCAGGCTATGGAACATGTCCACCTCAGCCACCCACCGGCCGTTGCTGAAACAGCTAACCAGGCCACATTGGCAGTGTCCGCCCGTCCAGGCAGGGCAGCGCCCGTCGTGCAGGTCGTAGGCCTTCCAGGGTTCGCCGATAGCGTCCTTTGCCACCTCCGCCCTGGCCTCGAAGTCCTCCGGCAGGCACTGCCGCTCAGCGGCAAACACCACGTAGGTCACGCCATCCCAAGCCTCTTGGGATCTATCTGTTTCTACGGTAGAAATTGGCGTTTGATCATCAACCACGGCCGCCCTCCGGCTCGGAGTCTGGCGTCATAGCCACCAGTTGCACGGTGATGGCCTGGACGGGCACCGAATCAGGGTCTACCCCTACCGACTGGACCGGCTTGCCGTAGCCACGGTCCAGCAGCGCCTCACTGGCCGCCTTAGCCAGAGCAGGGTTGTCGCCTCGCATGATGGCTACAAGCTTCTCAATTGCCTCCTGGCCGTACTCCCGCGCCAACTGACGCACCTCAAAATCAACCTTGGGCCGGCCACTCGGATTGCCCGATTGTCCTGGCTTGAATGCCATAGCTGTCACCTATTGTTTTCAATTGTTACCAATGTGAGCCCATGCCTACGGAAGGCCTTGTTCGCAACATCCAAGCCGACCTCCTCGACATGTCGCTGGAGGAAGCTCGCGGCCATCTCGGTGATGTCCAGCCCGCCCAGGTAGACACGTTGTCCCGCATTGGCTCGGAGCATCACTGCAGCGATGCCCTTCAAGGCTGCTGGGGATATAGACGACGACATAGCTACCTCCTCGGTTCTGCCACCCATCAGTTCTGGTTGAGGCCGCGTCGATTGATCTTTTCCAGGAACGAGCCCCGAGCGCCGCCGTTGTCCATACCGCTGCTTGGACGGAAACTGCCCACCTGCATTGCTCGGTTGGCGCCTGCGCTGCCACCACTGCCAGTTCCGCCACCTGCTGCACTGCCCCCCGGCGAGTAGTTGCCGAAGTTAAGGTTCGACCCCTGCCCTTGCTGGATGCTCTGGCCCCAAGTGCTGGCCGGTGCCCAGTTGCCAGGGATGCTCGCCATCCCATTGCCAAACTGGGAGTTGCCGAGGTTGTTAACCGATCCCTGCCCCTGCAGGTAGCCGTTCCATGTGCCACCCGGAGACTGACTTGGGAAGCCAAGGTTAGAGGCCACTTGAGGCGCCGGCGCGGCGGCCGGGCTCGTCCCGAAGGTAGGCCTGGTGTAGCCAGGGATCGGAACCGCCTCCATTTGAGGAAATTCAGGGTCCGGGCCATAGCGGTCCACGAGTTTGTTAATTCCACGCCCAGCGAGCTGACCGGCCAGGGGCCCTGCAAAAGCAGTGATCAGCCACCTTGCCGCCGTGCCAATCGCACCAGCCTGTACGTTTCGGTAGTGGCCAGTCACTGGGTTGTAGTTGTTGCTGCCAGCCAGAATGCGTTCACCGGCTCTGCCAGCTGCACGCCCCAAGAATGAACGTTGTGCCATTTGTATCTCCAGGGCATATCGGTGCCCAATTTGTTTGGCTTCAGGATCGAAGGGAGAACGCGGGTGTATGCTCCGCTGGTCCCTGATTGGATGAACTGCAATGGACGCTTGGCAGAAGACTTCCTATCCCCTCCCCAAACCTTGGGAGGAGAAGCACCTTGCCGATGACCGGAAGCGCGGCCGCTATGGCCTGGTGTTCTGCGCCCTACTCGTCGCGGTCCCGGTCTTGCTTATTGGCTTAGCAGTTCTCGGATTTATGGGCTTCGCCGTCGCTTCGTAGCTTCGAGCTGTTCCGCAAACTCCGCTACGTCGTCGTTTCCTTCCGACTCGGCAATACGACGCAGCGTTTGAGCCTGAGAGATCAGCTCCCCGACCGGCTTCTCTCCGTTCTGGGCCACCCAGCGCACAAATCCCGGGCTGGTCATCAAGCGACCGAGGCCGTTGAAGGCTGCGGCCAGCGAGGCGGAACTGGTGACAATCCCCGCCGCGAGCAGCGGACTCCCTGCCGCTAGTGCACTCGCTGCACTACTCGCTGTACCTGCCGACTGCGTGATGAGCGAAATCAGCCGCCCCGAGCCAGACGGGTTGCGGAACACCGCGCTCCCCTGCCGGATTCTGTCAGTCATTCGAGCGATCCTGTCCATATCCTGACGGAAGCCCATCCCATGACGGTCGAACAACACCCGCTTAGCCTCCGGGCTCATGTTCGCCCAGTTGGTCAGAAACGTTTCCATGCTGAAGACGTCGCTATCGGCGTTCTGCTGGCTGCCCGTTGCCCGCCCCATTCGGCGAATGAAGGAAGCTGACATCTCTCGCTGTGCATCTTTCGGAAGGGACTGCATCACTGCATGCAGCGTCGTAGCCCCCTCCTTCGTGTTGCCAAACGCAGCCTTGTAGACGGCCTCCGGACCGCCACTCTTGTCCACCACGTGGGCGATGGAGTCGATACGGTTGCTCCTGGCCGCGTAGTAGGCATTTGCACGCTTCCAGGCTTGCTGTGCCTCCGGAGTCGTAGCGGCCGCCTCCATATCCCGCGTGAGGGCTCCGTAGAGTGTCTTCCACTTGTCTCGTGGCACGCTATCCGCCAAGGAGTAGTTGTCTAGCTCCTTGCCGACAAGCGTCCGCAGCTTGGTCAACGCCACGTACGGAATCTGGTTGTCCGCCATCCCTGCGATTGCCGTCTTGACCTGCTCGTCAATCTGCCGAGGACTCGCGACGGGTTGCGAGGCACGCATTCCCAATGTCTGGAGACGCATGTTCTCCGCCCTCGCCTGATCCGCTTGCGCGTTGAGCTGCTGCCTAAGCGTGTCCGCCTGTTGTCGGACATCCGGGCGCTGCAGGGCGGCCTCCGCCCCCACTATGTCCTTTGCCAGCGCGGACTCAATGCCTTGGATTCGCGCATTCTGGAAGAGTTTGGCAACGTTTGGCGCCCCCTCAATGGAGGCATTGAGATCAGACAGTGCCTGCTTGGTGTTCTCGACCTGAACCCGCGTACCCGGCGCAACTTGCTGGGATACCCGGTCATATAGCTCATCAGCCTTCTTCGCTGTCTTTGGAATGAACGCCACCGGACTCTTGCCCTCAACACCCTCCAGGACAGCTCTGCCGGCCTGTTCGGGACTCATAGGCCGACCGCGTGGGGAAAGCTGTTCCGCATAACGCTCAATGGCCTGACCAGTAGCACTGGATTGCTTGGCCCCCAGCCGTGCAATCGGGCCAGCTCCACCGGGCACATTGCCAAGCATCGTCTCCATAGCCTGGGAGAGCCGACCGCCAGTCGCCTGCCCAACACTCGGTGTGGTCCCTGCAGCGGCGAAATCGGTGATTGCTCGGTCGATGTCTTGGGCAGTCACTCGATCACCGGCAGCGTTACGCCCCCTGAGAGCGCCTCGTGTCACATCTGCCATCGCCTGTGGGACGAACCCGCTGCGCATGCCGGGAAGGGCCGAGATAGTGCCAGGCGCGAAACCGCCGACGACACCTGCTGCGACCTGGGCAGCGGTCCCGCCACCAGCCTCTCGGACGGCAGAACTAGCACCGGTGCCCGATACGGTGGCTGCAGTCTGTAAGACCGGGTTGGCAGAGAAGAACTCGCCAGCAGCCTGCGTGAGGCCGCGACCGCCACTCGCGGCGGTGCCCGCTCCCAGCGTCAAAGCAGTGCCCGTCAAACCTTCGCCGATGTCAGAGACGATCCGCTGGGCCCTGGTCTGGGGGCGTTGCATGCCTAGATCATCCGCAATCTGTTCGCCGATCTGACGGTAGGGCGCCGTGGGAACAAAGCTGTCACGACCCGCTGCGATGTCGCCTTCAGTCGGCACATGGAACTGCCGCCGAACCGGATCTACGACGTAATGATTGAACGCGTCGCCGCCAATTGCACCTAGCAGCCCACCGACACCCTGGAGTATCTGACGCCCTCCGTATTGGCCCAGCGACCGACCGACTGCAGTGCCCGGCTGGTCAGCAGTACTCTCCCAACTGGAGGTCACATCGCTGAAGTCGGGTCTCTCCGCCTGCACTGTTGGGAGCGTCACAATGTCATCGGGTTGGTCAAACTGGTCGAAGGCGTTCTGACCAGAGCTAGTCAGATCTTGCGCCGGGCCATCGAACTGATCGAATGGATTGTTCGCCATTGGTTACCTCAGGTAGTCATCAGCGCTGACGCCATACTTTTGCTCGAAGGCCGCGCGCATGTTCGGGTTCTTTCGGAGGAAGTCCACCGCTGCCGGGGGCACTTGGCCTGCCTTGCGAGACGACGAGCCCCTGCCCACGATCCGCTCTGGCGAGTAGTTGTATTCCTTTGCCAAATCGGAGTACTGCTCCCGGTAGCCGTCGATCTGCTGCTGTGCCTGATCCCGCAACCCCTTCGCGGAGCTAACGAAACCGGTTCGCTGCTCGGGATTCAGTCGCTCACCGTTGACGGCTTTGTTGTAAGCATTTCGGATCTGATCCGGTACGCCTGCGGCGTTCTGTGCCGTGGCGAACTCACCCTCCCGAACCACAGACGCGGGATCAAGCATGCGCATGTAAGAAAAGATCAGCGCCAGATCATTCTGTGCAGAGGGGCTCTTTGCCGCCTGTGCAATTTGGCCGTAAGAGTTAACGACTGTCTGAGCGCCCTTGATCTGCGTCGTGTACTCCTTCCGCAGGTCTTGCTCTGCTTTTGCCATATCACCTGGAGCTGGATTGTTCTTTCGATCTGCCGGGCCACCAGGGATGGCCTCAAGCTGTCGACCGTCCACAGTGAAGCGATATCCAGCTGGCGGCTGGCGCTCTGTCTGGCTAGACGAACGTTCGGCTCGGAAACCAATGTCCGACCCTGCCACCTTCCCCTGACCAGCCCGGGCTAGCACCTTCGGGATATACGCCCGAGTCTCGGCGGGGGCATTGGCCAATACCGCATCTACATCGCCGCCGTGCTTCTGCATGGCGCGATCCACGTTGCCGGGTCCCCAGTTGTAGGCAGCCAACGCCAACCGGGGATCTCCGTACTGGCGATGCATCGCACCGAGGAAATCCTTGCCCACGCGCTCCATTTCAGCCGGGGATTGATCACGGGCAGGAGCAACGCCATAACCCGGATCCCGCAACGTCCCGGGCATCGTCTGCATGGTGCCCATGGCGCCCTTGGACGACACCGCAGCCGGATTACCACCCGACTCGACCTGCATCACAGCCTGCTCCAGGTTGGGCAGAACGTCAGCTCCCAGCGTTCCAGGCGAAGCTGGCGAATCCTGCCAGAACTCTGGTGAGAGCATCCCAGCCTTAGGCATCTGCTTGTCCATGAAGTTCGGGGAGAGCATGCCTTGGCTGATCACATTGCCATTGAGATCGCGCATCTCTTGAGTAGCGATATTGCGCAATACCGTGAGATAGCCGGGCTCCTTCGTGCTCGGATTCCTATAGGGGATCTCCATGGGGTCCCACTTCGGCGCTGGCTGAGCCTTCTGACGAAACTCCAACGCGCCAACAGGATCAACATTCGCCCAGCGACTCCATGAGTCCTCATTGAGTGATCTGTCGGGATTGAGCACCCCTTGCTGTGCAGCCTCGATAGCTGCATTGCGCTCCATCCCCTGCCGGGTGCGGCCGAGGATCTCTTCCTTGTAGCGAGAGTTCTCCGCAGCGGTGACACCTTGGTTTGCAGCCAGCAGCCCTCCCTCAATGCCATTTGCCAGGGCAGCACCGAAGTTGCCTCCTGCCGGGCGAAGCATGGCAAGACCAGCCGACAACAGGCCTTGCCTCGCGATTGCGCCCTGGTCCTGCTCAGTCATGTTTTGCCATCTCGGCGTGATTCTGCCGAAGAAGTTCTTGATGTGAGGATTCATGTATTTCCTGCGATTCAAGGCGTCTCATACGCCGGGAAGGGATAGGCGGCGCCACCTTCCGATGGCGCCGCCAAGGAGCCCGCCCTTGGGTAGTGGAGCCCCTATTACTTAAGGCGTTTGGCGGGTATAAATCGCTCCCGCATCGAGTGGCCTGCCTGTCCGCAAAATGTCCGCATCCACGAAGGACAAGGCGCGGCCTGCATGTCACTCGTCTCCGGACAGATGCGGCAGTTTGCCTTCGCCCACCTCCCACCCGCTGCTTTCACCTAGTTCCTCCAAGAACGCGTAGCTGGCCCTCTCCAACCAACTCCACAGCGTGGCTTCCACGTTGGAGACAAGCTGCCGATACGTCGCCTCTCGCATTCCGAATGCACGTGCCCCATCCCTATAGCTACGGCCCTTTCCCAGTAGTTTGGCTGCGGCCTCCCTCGCCACCTCCGCTGCATGACCCATCGCTGTTAGGTGCAGCTCCACCTTTGGCCATTGGTCCATCTTCTGGGCTGCGTAGACCATCAGCCACGCCTCCAGCGGACCGTCCAGCGATGCATCAGACAACGCGAGGAGTACTGGCCGCACCGGCCGCACCGCAGGGATAACCACCGCGCCAGAGAACCTATGGTTGTCCCAGCCCTGCACGCGTCGCACACGCGTGGCGCACGCGTCAGCACGCATGTTCGCCTTGCGATCAAACTCCTCCACCAGAGAACGAGCCGCCCCCTTGAAGCCGCGCAAGGCAGCAGCCCTGGCCGTCGCATCCGAAGGAAGATATCTGCGAGCGTCCTGCACCACGCGCCCCCGCGTGTTGATAGCGAGCCCTGAAGGATCGAGAGCACCCTCCTCGTCTTGCGATGCCTCCACCCACGACGCCTGCCACGACACCGCCATGCAGGGCCCACAACCGAATGCAGCAGCCAATGCCCTAGAAGCTCGATCCACGTTGATCGAGCCCTCTGTCCAAGGCTTGGCAAGACCGGGAGCTTCCGGTGCTTGCACCAGCTTGGGCCCGGTTCGGTACTGTGCCGTTTGGTTCAAGGGGCGCCCCCCTCAAGCCAAGGCTCCAAGAAGATCTGAAGCGGTGAAGAGCGCGCTCCGCTTGGTAGATATCTATAAGGGAGTACACATAGCGACCTCGGACAGGTGTGGATAACCACCTGACTGGCCCACATAGCGAACTCACAGGTCTGTATGTGGGCCAACTGTTTCGAGAGTTGGCCTACATAGCGACCTAGTTGGCCCACATAGCGACTAGCCATTGTGATTTCGCCTCCAGTGATTGGACGCTGTCACGGTCGATGGCTCAAGGTGCTTCTCTGATTCGTCAATCGCGTAGTAGGTGAGCGCGAACAGGCTGCACATGTTCTTGCCGCCCTTGCGAGTCTCAAGGATCCACCGAGCATCCAACAGTTCTCTTTTAGCCGCCTGGACCGTTGCCTTGCTCCTCCAACCTCGTTTGGAAAGCATGGACCAAGGGATACTGAGATCGCCGTTCCTTCCCGGACGGTACTGACGAGCAAGCTCAAGCAGCAGCTTCACCGCGTTTCCCGAGAGAAGGCCAAACTCTTCGGAGTCCGAGATCTGGTGCTGGATTGAAAGAAAGGGCGGCCCCTTACCTCGCCCCTTCAATCTCTGGTGGCGCTTGCTTTGTTGCCGGCCGGAAAGAGCCACACCGTGCCCAGCCGACCTGCTGGCTGGGTCTTGGCTGAAATTGTGCATACACCCCCCAAGGGCATAGGTGGGAAGCCAGTCAGGTCTTCTTGGGCCGCTTCTTCTTGCTTCCGACAGCGTCGGGAAGGTGCGTCCACGTCCGACCACCTCGGATATCCCTGACCGTGCGCAGGCTGATCCCTAGACGTTGAGCCCAAACCCTGACGGGCACGGCCTCTACGCTGTCGCGGATTGCCAATGCCTGCTCAGGAGTCAGCTTGCAGTAGGTGGATCGGCAGCCGTAGCGCGCCAGATTTCTCTGGGCTTGCCTTGCTCGGTTTTGCTGGGGAGTGACAAGGTCGAGATTGGAGAGCGCGTTGTTGCCCGCATCGGCGTCAAGGTGATCGATTTGCATCCCCTCAGGGATAGGCCCGTAGGCAGCCTCCCAGACCACGCGATGCGCGTACCAAGTGCGAAGGCGATCCGTGGCACTCATTCGCTTGAGTACCCGCACGTAGGTGTCAGGCGCTTGGACGCCCACTTCTTGTCCATCCTCATTGAAGATTCGCCCAGTACTTAGGCATGCCAAAAGGCCAGAAGGGAGATGGGGCACAAGTGCTGGCGTGTCGTATGGCTTCACAGCTCTTCCTCCAACGACTCGCACTGCTGCTCTTGCCTCGCCTGGAGAGCTCTCCAAGCGGCCTGCACTCGCTGGGGCGCGTGGTATTCGGTTACCCGGTACGAACCGTGGTTGTCTTCATGGGTGGCTGTGTACGCTTCCAGAAGTCCCCGGCTCACCAGTTCAGTAGCTGCGCGCCGAGAAGGAGCAGCCCGACCGCAGTCAGCGGTCCAGCCGCCCAGGTCCAAGAGCCCCATCTGATCTCTGTTGAGATTTGAGAAATCAAATTCGTTCACGCCGCGACCTCCATAGAGGCCGCAGCAAGTCGTGCGGGGAGTGTGTAAAGGCTATCGAGGTAGACGAACCGGCGCGTACCGATGCTGACCGTCTCCAGAAGACCGGCTTTTGCCAGCTCGTAGGCCTTAGATCGACCGATTCCTACCTTCGCGCATTCCGGAATGAAGGGCCGGAAATCCCGATGTCCATATGTATCCATTGACTGCACCGTGTGGCCGCTATGCGCGGCGGGTGAGTCGAAATTTATGGATGCGCGAACTCGAGGGACATGCCGTCAAATCCCCAAGTTATGGATTTGGCTCAGCTGAATCAGAATCAGGATTTACGATTCTGATTCAGTGCCACCGAACTACACCCTCTTCGGGACAGGAGCAAGCTTGGAGATGGCAGCCTCGTCCAGGTCGTCAGTGCTAAAGAACACCGATGTCAGTGCGAGTACCAGCGCCCGGTGCGGCGTGCCGAACTCCCTCACGAAGTTGCTAGTCACTCGCCGGATAAAGCGCAACCTCCTTACGTTAGAGTCGTTCGGCTTCTTGACCTCGCTCTCCAACTCGGCAAGGTGAAGCGCACCATTGTGGATCGCGTCAAAGACGAGCCCTAAGTCATTCTTGAACCCGTGATAGATAGAGAACCGAATTCGGTTGAACGATTCCTCTCTTTCGTCTTCATCAAGACCCTCGAAATCATTTGGATGAGCGTCCTCATAGTTGATCGCGCTATTGAGCGCAGCGAGATCGAGATCGGGCTGAAAGGGCCAAACCAGGCCACTTTTCTCGTCATAGAACGGTATGAGCAGTTCCCGCAGAGCCTCGCAGTGGGCGACCATCCTTTTTGAGGCTTCCTGCCGCTGCTTGGACGTCATCTTTTCGAACGGCTCGAGTTCTGCGAGGCCATGCATCACTGCGCGGCCAATCCAGTCCTCCAGCGTCCCTGCCAACATTCCAGGCTTTCGATCTTTGCCCTTCAGGGACTCCAGGCACAGCGCATACTCTGCAGATGCCGTCAGCTTCCGCCATGCGGCTTCCGCCTCCTGATGCATGAAATAACGAGGCGAACTCATACGTGACTCCCTATGTGATCTCCAGCCCGGCGTTTCCCAAGCTCACCGCATCCTACCTAGCGCCCTTCAAGTGGGCGATAGTCTCGTTTACCAGCTCGCGGGCCGCGCGCCTAGCTTGGACCATTGATCGAAGTTCAGGGCCACCAGCAGGTGGATTGCGTAGTAAGTCTTCCGCGAGCCTCTCGAGACTCTGCCTTGCCTTCTCCCGCGCCTGCTTGGCGGCCCCTTTTGCCCGCTTAACAGCCTCCTGCTGCGCGCGTTTGAAGCGCCTATCTGCGGCCGCATCGCGCCGTCGCTGCCGCTCTAGGCCTGCTCTCAGCGCGACTTGAGGAAAGCCAAGAGGAAGCATCTCGTCAGTAGCGTCGTAAGCGCTCGCATACCAGTGAACGCCCCGCCTGAAATTGTACGAGGCCTCCTCGAAAAGGTGGCAGCCCGCACCAGACTCCATCAGGCATCCCACGGGCTGCCAACCGATTTCCCGTGCACGGGAGAGAATCTGATCAGCGCCCATTATTTCGGTCACAACTGCGCCTGTGCTGTCGTAGTAGCACAGACAGAACCTGTCTCGGCGGTGCGCTGCCAACCAGTCCATGCAGACCAGTTGATGGGAGATGAGCAAGCGGGGAGCAATCCCCATCGCCAAGAGTTCGTCAATCGGATCGGGGGCCTGAATGGCCAGCCCACCACCGCTGGGATCTTTACGCTCGCTCTCGAAGACAGCACTTATACTCTGGTTATCCATGGTCGACTCTCCAGTAGTCGGTTGTGGTAGGCCGAGCTAGGGGTTGCCGCCCCTTCCTCGGCCGCTTTGTTTATGCGGCCTTGCTTCTTCGTCGGCCCTCCTTAAAGGCCTTTCTCTTGTGCTTAGGCGCGCTTGGCCTTGAGGACCAGCACGTTCGGTTCCGCGACGCGCAACTGGTCGAGATAGTCAGACCAAGCTTGCATCATCTTCCGGCGCTCCGGCAGGTGGGTTGCTCGGTTGTAGGCGCGCCCAAGTGGATCTTTCACGGCATGCGCCAACTGATGCTCGATATAGTCCGGGCGATAGCCAAGCACTTCATCCAGCACCGTTCTTGCCATCGCTCGGAAGCCATGGCCGACCATCGTGTCCGAGTCGAAACCAAGGTTACGCAACGCTGCATTGAGCGTGTTCTCGCTCATTGGCTTCAGGGCACTACGGACACCGGGGAAGACGAACTCGCTACGCTTGGTGTAGGGGTACAGGTCCCGAAGCACTTCCACAGCTTGGCTCGAGAGCGGGACGATGTGCGGCGTCTTCGTCTTGCTGGTCACGTAGCGCCACTCTGCAGCATCCAGATCTATGTCGGCCCACTTTGCCTGCCTCAGCTCCCCAGGGCGAACAAACAGCATTGGGGCCAGCTTCAGCGCGGCCTGAGTGACCAATGCCCCCTGGTAGCCCCACAGCGCGCGAAGGAGGCCAGCAATGACGGCGGGGTCAGTCACGCTAGCGAAGTGCTTGGTCTGAGGCTGCTCAAGCGCTCCTGTGAGGTCTTGAGCTGGATTTCGGTCAGCACGGCCGGTAGCGATGGCATAGCGGAAGATGCGGCCGGCGTGGGCCCTCGCCCGATGGGCAGTCTCGACTACGCCTCGCTGTTCCAGCTTCCTAAGCGCAGCCAGCAGAACCGGAGCAGTGATGTCCCGAACAGGCAAATCCGCCAACCCAGCCAGATCCTTCTCGATCAGCCGACGCTCGCGCACAACGGATCCAGGGGAAAGGCCTTCCTTTGTCCGCTTGGCGAGCAACTCCAAGCCAATGGCACCGAAGGTGTTTGCGGCGCGCTCTCCTTGCACTGCCTTCTCGACCCTTGCCACCTGAGCGGGATTGGCTCCACCGCGCAGCAGCGAACGCAGACGGTCACGCTCGACGCGGGCGGCCTGCAGGGACATAGACGGGTACTCGTCGAGGGTGACGATGCTGGCCCTACCGGCGTACCTATAGCGGTACCGCCAAGCCTTCGACCCCGTTGGACGCACCTCAATGCATAGCCCATTCGAGTCGGCGATCCGGTAGGCCGCCGCCTTGGGCTTCAGTGTGCGAACTTTGGTGTCGGTGAGCATGTGAGTCATCCGCCAGTGAGTCAGGGTCAGGAATTACCTACCCTCGACTCACAGCCTGACTCACTTTTTTTACGGATGCAAGTGGATGCCAACGGATGCCGATGGACGGTCAAGCGCCGTAAAAACCCTATGCTGCCTGCACTCTTGGACATCCCCGGACTTCGCTGGACGTCAATGTGGTGGGCCCACCAGGATTCGAACCTGGAACCAAGGGATTATGAGTCCCCTGCTCTAACCGTTGAGCTATAGGCCCTGCGCAGCGTCACAGTGTAGTGGAGCACGGCCGGAGTCGGCTACTCAGTCGGCAGTTGCGAGTGCCTCAGCAACATGCTGCAACCGCTTCTCGGCTATCCCAGCGAACCGCTCCATCTCCTGCAGATGCGCTTGGAACAGCGCCACTGCCCTCATGGCCCCCTCCAGTCCCTTCTGATTGCCGCTACCGAAGCCTTCGATCAATCTCGCACCAGACTGCGTCAGCAGCGCGAACGTCGCGCGTCTGGCAAACCCCAGCCGATCCTCCCGCTCGTCCTGCAGCACTTCAATCCAATCCAGCAGGGGCGGGAAGTCACACGTATCTGCACTAACCCGGTCGCCAGCGCTCTTGCCGGCTATCGCCTTCAGTCTCATCTTGGATCTCCTACGATTCGTCGAACCTTCTACGCCTCCTGTTGAGAGAGGCGGCCGGGTGCTTCAACACGGTCGTAGGGCCGCCCGCAGCTTTTCCCCTTGCGGGGTCTTGCATGGCTGCGCGCCACCCGGCCAGAAACCATGGACCCACCACGAGGGCGAGATTGTGGCTTGGCCTTGGACTGTCTGCCGATGCGATAGACAGTCCGCCTACGTCGGTGTGTTGAGCACCTGCCGGAGACTGTGTGCAAGCGAAGGTAGTAGGTTCAATTGGTGATTGCGACAACACGCCCGAGAGCCGCATCTGGTCGGCGCGCTCTACGCACTGAGGCGGTTGGGGCCTGGACTTTGATCGCACCTAGCAGCCGCGATGGGCTCTTCAACAATGCTCAAGCCGGTTGCGTCATAAGGCGCGGGATTTGGTGAGCGAAGAGAGCGGAATTTGGCCAGATGCGCCATCGCCAAATGCAGCCGAGCATGGCTCGGCTCTACATAAGAGCGGCCCGAGCGGTGAGTGCCCCGGCGTAGCCCCCAAAGAAAAACCCCGCCGAAGCGGGGTTTCTCTCGACAGAAGCAGTTGCCGAGCATGGCTCGGCACTACCTGGAAATCAATCGATATCCAGGAAGCTGCGCAGCTGCTCCGAACGGCTCGGGTGACGCAGCTTGCGCAGGGCCTTCGCTTCGATCTGGCGGATGCGCTCGCGGGTCACGTCGAACTGCTTGCCGACTTCCTCAAGGGTGTGGTCGGTGTTCATGTCGATACCGAAGCGCATGCGCAGCACCTTGGCTTCCCTCGGGGTGAGGCCGGCCAGCACGTCACGCACGGTTTCAGACAGGTTGATGTTGGTGGTGTTCTCGATCGGGGACTCCACGTTGGTGTCCTCGATGAAGTCGCCCAGATGGGAATCCTC